GTCCATTGCTAAAGGAGCCTCCCAAACTTTCCTTTCAGTGTCAAATCTAAACTGACGCTTCAAATATGCAACCTCCGAAAGATTACGCCACTTGGGTATATTCCCATCCATTGTCTTTGCTTCATCCGTATAAGTAAATCCAAGTCGGGCGTATGCTTGTGTGATGGTATCCATATTGAACCACTCACTCACAAAATCCGAGAAATTAACCACATTATCATCTCCATAAGAGACCATCGAAACGAATTTCGAAAAGTCTTCCAATCGATACGATAAGCCAGCTTCTTCTGCACACAATTCAAAAACCATTCGCATGGTCATTGAATTGACGAAACAGTTTAATGGCGTTGTGGCAGGATTTCCCGAAGGTTGAGAGTGTGTCGTCATATAGATATTATCATCACACAAATGCACACTATTTATAACATCAGTCAATAGCACTTTCCTAATCAAAGCATTCTCTTCTCCATCATCATAAAAATCATTAGCCAAATCAGCAAATTTTTCCATGACACATGAATTAAGACTGCCATCAAATGTAGAAAAGTCTCCGGCTATCACCTTGTCACCTTTTTCTGTTAATTTTAACACTATCTTTTTCCAATCTTGTGAATACACATTGGTACCTATAGACACCTCATTCATATTTCGATTCTCCATTAAATGGGCTATAAAACCCAAATAATACATTCGAAACACCAATGAGAAATCCATAGGCCCATTGTTAAACACTCGCGTTTTCAGGGCATCAACCTTTTGTATGGGTCTGCGTTCATCCTTAAGAGTATCCACCCACAAGACCGGAACTCGCTTTCCTTGTTTTGCTTGTTCAATTCGAAACTGTACTGCTTCAAAAACCTCTGTTGAAAGTATATATTCATCACTTCCAAACCATCCCTGTTTACCTTTCGATCCATTTTTCCTACTCAAAATCCATGGATATCCGGGTGAACTAGAACGGTTTATTGGTCCTATATACTCAGAAACTTCTGAACCTTTAACAGTTTCCTCCCATGTCAAAACTCGTCGTAATTCTTTTCGCGTGTTCTGTAACCACACTTTACGGACAGAAGCATATGCACGATTGCATAAGTCTCTATCCAAGTATGGTGTATCCATTGCATTCTTTTTCAAATTTAAATGTTTGATGTTTATAATCTGTTCATCTCTAACAACATTGCGCAACACTGCTGGCTTTGTTTTAATAGCATCTATTTTACCATATACTAAACTTGGTCTAAGTTCAGTCTTACCTGGTTCATAGACGCTTTTCTCCACTTTGCCAACAGGTATCAACTTCATTGCTGGAA